ATGTGGCAATTTTCTTAGATGGAGATGTTTTACATCATTTAACCGATAGACTAAGTTGTAAAGAACCTTATTCTGAATGGTTATTAAAATGCACAGGAGGTAGGTATCGTTATGTTTCGTAAAGTCAAGCTATACGGTAAGTTAGCTGAATTTGTTGGTCACAAGGAATTTGAAGTAAAAGTAGATAGTGTTGGAAAAGCAGTAAGTTTTTTAATTCATAATTTTCCAGGACTAGAAGCGTATATGAGTCCTCAATATTATCAGGTAAAAGTAGGTAATTATGAGATAGATGAAAAAGAAATAAACTATCCAGTTGGTCAAGAGGACATTCATTTCATACCAGTAATTAGTGGTTCTGGGGGAGCTAAAAAAGCATTATTAGGTATAGCTTTAATTGGTATAGCTATTGCATTACCTGGAGCAGCACCAGCTTTCGGATTTGGAGGTTTTACGGCAGCAGGAACGGGTGCTATGGCTGCATTTTCAGCAACTTTAGCAAATGTAGGATTAGGTTTAACGCTTATGGGAGTTAGCGAAATGCTTTTTCCTACACCCCAACCTCAAAGGTTTGAATCAGAAGAAGATCCTAGATTATCTTTTAACTTTGGTGGAACTCAAAATACCAGTAGGGCTGGAACACCAGTTCCAATAGTTTATGGTGAAATATTTACAGGAAGTGTTGTAATAAGTGCAGCGATTGACACTAACCAGGTAGAAGCATGACAGAAGATAAAAGAGTTATTAGAGGTTTTGGTGGTGGACCAAAGCCACCTCCTCCTCCATATCGTGCTCCTGATACTTTACACAGTAGAAGTTTTGCAACAGTTCAAGATTTAATCTCCGAAGGCGAAATAGAGGGTTTTGCAAGTGCATCAAAAGAAGGTCTAACAAAAGGTACTACTGCATACCAAAATGCAAGTTTAAAAGATGTTTTTTTAGATGACACTCCTATACTTCAATCTACCGCAAATAGTTCTAGTCCTAGCGATAACGATTTTAACTTTCAAGATGTAACCTTCAAATCAAAGTTTGGAACGTCAAACCAAACTGCAATGAGTGGTATTCCTGCTGAAAGCAGATCACCCACCAGTGTTGCCGTTATTGTAACCGCCTCCACTCCTGTTACCAGGCAAATTACTAATACAGATGTAGATGCAATTATAGTTACTTTAACTTGGCCTCAAATTCAATTTGCGAAAGATAATGGAGATGTTGTTGGAGATGAAGTAGCTTATAAGATTCAAGTCCAATACAATGGAGGTGGATTCAGCGATATTATAAGTACTTCTGTTAGTGGAAGAACAGCAGATGCTTATGCTAGAGATCACAGGATAAATGTTACTGGTGCTTTTCCTATTGATATTCGAGTGGTTAGAGTTACAGCAGACAGCACAGATGCAGCAAGAGTAAATGCCTTTCAATTTACAAGTTTTCAAGAAGTTATTGATAATAGTTCAAGTTATCCCAACAGTGCTTATGTAGCTCTTCGATTAGATAGTAAGCAATTTAATCGTATTCCTACGAGAAAATTTCGTATTAGGGGTATAAAAGTAAGGATTCCAGGAGCAGGGGCTTCGGGTTCTGGTACTCCTAGTGTTGATATACAAACTGGCAGAATAATCTATCCAGACGGTTACATTTTTAATGGAGTTATGGGTGCTGCTGTTTATACAAATTGCCCTGCGATGTGCTTGCTAGACCTTCTTACAAACACGAGGTATGGGTTAGGAGATCATATAACAGATAGCAATTTAGACTTGTTTAGTTTTGTAGCTGCCAGCAAATACTCAAATACATTAGTAGACGATGGTACAGGATCAGGTACAGAAGAAGCTAGATTTAGCTGTAATGTAAACATACAAAGTCCTAAAGAAGCATTTGCAGCAATAAATGAGTTATCTGGTGTAATGAGATGTATGCCAATATGGTCTGCTGGAAGTGTAACAATATCCCAGGATAAAGAAACGTCAGCAAGTTATTTATTTAATTTAGCAAACGTGCAAGAAGGAGGTTTTTCGTACTCAGGCAGTAGTCTAAAACAGCGTCATTCGGTAATATCTGTAAGTTATTTTAATATGGATTCAAAAGAGGTAGATTTTGAAGTTGTAGAAGATACAGCAGCTATAGCAAAAATAGGTACAGTAATAAAACAAGTAAAAGCGTTTGCTTGTACTTCTCGAAATCAAGCTGCGAGATTGGGCCGTGCAATACTCTTCGCTGAACAAAATGAAAGTGAAACTATAACTTTTAGTACATCAATAGACGCAGGAGTTGTTGTCAGACCTGGTTCTGTTATAGAGGTAAACGATCCAGTTAGAGCAGGAGCTAGAAGAGGTGGTCGTGTTGTAACTGCAACAACCACTGCTATTACTATTGATGCTGAAGCTCAAACTACATTGCCCTCCTTAACAGATAATCCAACATTAAGTGTAATTCTTTCTGATGGAACTGTAGAATCTAAAACCATATCTAATATTACGGGAGCAGTTTTAACTGTTAGTTCAGCTTTTTCTTCTGCTCCAAATGCAAATGCTCCTTACTTAATTTCAAGTACAAGTTTACAAACACAGTTATTTAGGGTAATTCAAGTAGAAGAACAAGATGGTCTTAATTATGTAATTACAGCTTTGACGTATGTAGAAGGAAAGTACAATTTTATTGAAAACGGTACTGCATTACCAGCTAGAACAATATCTTTATTAAATCAACCAGCAGACCCTCCAAGTAACCTAACAATTTCAGAAAAGACAGTTGTTATAAATAACATTGCAAGAAGTAAATTAATAGTAGATTGGCAACCAGTACAGGGAGTAACACAATATTTAGTTAACTATAAATTTGAAGATGGTAACTATGTTTCGCAAGTGGTATTTAGTTCTGATTTTGAACTACTAGATACACCTATTGGTGAATATACGTTCCAGGTATTTTCCTACAATGCTGCTTTAGTTTTATCCGCAAATCCAACAACAAAAACATTTACTGCTGTTGGTAAAACTGCTGTACCAGAAAATGTAAGCAACTTAACTATTGAGCCTGTAAATGAACAGTTTATAAGACTAAGATTCACACAAGCCACAGCTATAGATGTTTTACATGGTGGTCGAGTTTATATCAGACATTCTAGATTAACTGGGGGTGCTGCTACATTCCAGGCTGCTCAAGATATTATCGAAGCTGTCGCTGGATCTGCTACTGAAGCTATATGCCCTGCTTTACCTGGAACTTATCTTGTTAAATTTCAAGATGATGGCGGTAGATTTAGTACAACAGAAGCGAAAGTTGCGTTATCAACAGTTCAAATAACAGATGAAATTACTGTTAAAGAGGATAGAGAGGATAATGATACACCAGCTTTCAATAACAATAACTCTAGCCTTTTTTCAAATACTGAATATAGTTCAGCTAAAGGTGGTTTAATTCTTACAAATCCAGTTAATAGTCAAACTGGTACTTACACTTTTGCAGACACTTTAGATTTAGGAAGTGTATTCTCTTTGTCTATAACTAGACATTTTCAAGGAGTTGGATTTTATACAGGAGATTTATTTGATAATAGAACAGAAAATATTGACACATGGACTGATTTTGATGGATCAATCGCTAATGATGCAAATGCTAAATTACAGGTTAGAACTTCCACAGATATGAGTAGCTACTCAGATTTTAACGATGTAGCAAACGGAACTTTCAAAGGTAGGGGTTTTCAGTTTAGAGTAACACTTGAGACATCTGATACTGCACAAAACATAAACTTACAACAGTTAGGATATGTAGCTACTTTAAAATCAAGAACAGAACAGAGTGCTGTAATCGCATCAGGATCAGCAGCTAAAAATGTTACTTTTACTAACGCTTTCTTTGTTGGAACGTCTGGATTAGGTAATCTAAATAATTTCTTACCAGCAGTTGCAATTAACCCACAGAATATGGCTACAGGAGATTATTTTGAAGTTACTAATGTAAGCGGAACAGGATTCACCGTTCATTTTAAAAACTCAAGTAATGCTAGTATTAATAGGAATTTCACTTACCAAGCTGTTGGTTTTGGTAAAGGAGGTTAACATGGAGAAAAATAGTATCTAACTATGGCTGACGTTACAAATTATACGATTGAAAACAACTCAGGAGCCAATGTAAGAATTGACCTTAATAATGTTTTTGCTGCAATTCAATCAAGTAATTCTAAATCTACTGATTTGGCAACAAGTCAATGTGTAGCTGGTATGCCTTTTTTAAATACAACTACAAATATTTTAAAAATAAGAAATTCAAGTAATGGTGGATTCACTGAGATTGGAAATATAGACACAGCAAATTTAGGATTACTTCCAGCAGGGGGAGGAACTATGACAGGTGCTTTATTAGGACATGATGGTTCTAATGCTGCTGCTCCTGCCTTTAGTTTTGATACAGATACAGATTTAGGTCTATTTAGAAAGGCAGCAAACATAATGGGATTTAGTTCTGCTGGTACAGAACAAATGGTCTTTGACGCAAATGGAATAACTTTAAGACAACAAAATGAAATTAGATTTGGAGATAACGATAGTTCTCATTATGTTGCACTAATGTCTCCACACGCTGTTGGCACGAGTTTTACTTTGAAACTTCCAACTACTCAAGGGGCAAATGGTACGCTTTTACAAAATGATGGCTCTGGTAATTTAAGTTTTCAGCCTGGTACTGTTATTGTTGGCTCTACAACCATAAATGTCGGAGGCAATGCAGCAGCCACAATTGCTGGGCTTACATCTTTAACTGCTGCGACTCTTAACTGTACAACTCTTAATTTAACAGATGTTCAAACAAATAACCTTAAAGATGCAAGTGGAGCTAATTCCACGACCCCTGCACAAGTAAATAGAGGAAGAGCAAAATTTTGGGTTAATTTTAATGGCACAGGAACATTAGCTGTAAGAGATAGTTTCAATGTTTCTTCGGTTACAGATGGTGGAACGGGTAGATATACAGTTAACTTTTCAACTAATTTTGATGCTGATGATAATTATTGTGTGGCATTTTCTATGGGTCAAAGTAATACTAATGGAGATCACGGTAACTTTTTTTTAATGGACGGCTTTGAGGGTGGTGGAGATTTAATTGATGCTGGTTCTGTAACTGTTGAGATACATAGAGCAAACAGTAGTGTTGCTATGATGGATAAAAAACACGTTCATGTAATTGGTTTTGGAGATCAGTAACTATGGCAAATTCAGATAAAAGATTTTTATACACAGATGACAATGGAACTCTTTGTATTGTTTGCCCTTGTGATGAAAACATGAGTTTAGATGAAATCAAAGCTAGAGATTGCCCTAGTGGAAAGACAGTTTATACTGTAGATAAATCTGAAATTCCTACTGATAGAACTTTCAGAAATGCTTGGACTTATACGGAGTAACTTATGGGATTTGGTATAGACATGACAAAAGCTAAAGAAATTCATAGAGACAATATTCGCTACGCAAGAGAACCTTTGCTTGCTGCACTTGATATTGAGTTTCAAAGAGCTTTAGAAGCTGGCACTTCAACTACAGATATTGTTGCTAAAAAACAGGCATTAAGAGATGCACCAGCAGATTCAGCTATTACAGCAGCTTCAGATACAGATGCACTAAAATCACAATGGAATACTTCTATTCTTGGTACTTCTCCTTATAGCTAATGGCAATTTCTCCTGGTACATACAACATGACGATCCAAAGAAGATCGGATCATAATATACAGCTTGTTTTTAAAGATTCTAATAGTAATGCCATAAATTTAACTGGATTTACTGTAGAAGCACAAGTTTGGGAAGAAACCAGAACTACAAAGTATGCAGATTTCGGAGTTACCTACACAAATAGATCAACTGGAACGGTTGATATTGCTTTGACCGATACACAAACTGCAACTTTTAGTCCAAATATTTTAAAATATGATGTATTACTTACTAATCCTTCTGGATTAAAGGAGTATTATTTAGAAGGAAGCATCTTTATGAGTGAAGGTTACACAGCATGACTTCAGTAAACATCACCACCACTAAGAATACTGTTACAGTTAATGAAGGAGATTCAACTGTAACAACTGTTGCGACTCAAGGACCACAGGGTCCAAGTTTTGCTGTTACTGGAACTACCATGAACGATTCTAATAAAGTCGATGGATCGGTAGTGTTTTTCGACTCATCTAGTGGTACATTTAAAGCAGATGCTACGACTACAAAACTTACACTTGTTAACGGAGGAAACTTTTAGTCATGTCAAATACTATTAGAATTAAAAAAAGATCAGCAAGTGGAAGTGCTGGTGCTCCTTCAAGTTTATCTCCATCAGAATTAGCGTTTAACGAGGCAGATTTAAAATTATATTATGGTTTCGGTGATAATGGTTCTACTCCACCTTCTGCAAGTTCAATAATTACTGTTGGTGGTGCTGGTGCATTTTTCAATAAAACAGATACAAGAACTGCAAATACCGTATTATCAGGTCCGACAAGTGGATCTGCTGCTGCTCCTACATTTAGAGCTTTAGTTGCTGCTGATTTACTTAAATTAAATGAATTTACTGCTCCTGATGTTGCAAAGTTTGGACCTTGTGGCCCTTGAGTTGCAACAGTAATAACAGTTGAATCTCCTTCATTAACTGTAA